GGGCAAGCCATTCAAGAAGCGTCATACAGGCGCGATTTTGGGTGGATATGCCTACGCACCAGACGACTTGATTGTTGCTCAATTCTGTGAACACTATGGGTTCGAGGAGGAGGAACTAGGTCGGGTTCTGGCTGAACTCATGCATGTCACGATTGAGGACTTCCCGTTGAAGTTGGGAGGTATCTTCTTTGACGATGGGGTGATGGTGGACCTGGACCTTGAGGAGGCAGACTTGTTGGACGTTGTTGTGGCTGATGCCATGAGTGAGGAGAGACAGGAGGAGATTGAGAAGCTAAAAAGAGCCAGGCTGATACACGATAGTTCGGACCTCACCATGAAGGAGGCGGTCGTGGCGGCAGCTACTCAGTTTGCCATGGAAGAGATTGCGATGGGCGCTCCGCGCGACCACATTGATCTCCACGTGGCGTTTTCTCTAGCATCGTTGGAAGACATCAACGAGGGAGTGGCTATGCATGAGAGGTACAACGCGTACGCTCGCTCACGAGCCTTGATGGCGGCTAACAAGAAGAAGTTGGCGCGGTCTAACAAGAAGGCACGGAAGAAAGAGCGTAAGAGCGAAAAGGAACTCTCGGCGTGGCGGAAGGCTCTCGGCAACGTGATGAAGGCCGGCGGTGCGGCTCTCGGGAACTATTTTGTAGGACCCATGGGGGGACCCATTGGTGAGGCAGCTGGACATGCTCTGGCTCGCATCACTGGCATGGGCGATTACACCATTCGTTCCAACTCGCTTATGACTGAGAACGTCACTTTTGGGGATGGATCAATCAGGCTGAGGCATCGCGAGTATATTGGGCTCTTGGGCTCATCAGTGGCTTTCGCCACGACTCGTTACGCTGTCAACCCAGGCCTAGCGGAGACTTTTCCGTGGCTGGCGGTGTTGGCACAGAACTATGAGCGCTATGACATACGTGGATTGGCGTTTGAGTTTGTGTCCACTGCCGGCTACTTGACCTCCACACAGGCCCAAGGTGTTGTCGTGATGGCGACACAGTACGACCCGGACGCACAACCGTTTGTGAACCGACGCGAGATGGAGGCATACCTCTATACCACTTCAGGGATCGTGACGGAACCGCAATTACACGCCGTGGAGTGTGACCCCGCTGACAGACCGTTGAAAGAGATGTACATTCGGTACGGAACAGAGTCTGAGGAGAGGTTTACTGACCATGGTGTTTTGACTGTGGCGGTGGAAGGATGTCCAGAGGATGATGTCATTTTGGGTGAAATATGGGTCACGTACGACGTGATTTTGGAGAACCCACGCATCATGCCACACGGATATGGCACCGCTGCATGGGCGAGAGTGTCAAATGGGCCTGCCGACAACACTGAGGTCCTTGGTCTGATTCAAACAACCCCCTTGGGAACTCTTGGTGTGGAGATCACAGCTACTGGTGCTGGGTTCGACACAATCAATTTTCCCACCCTACTCGATCACGGAGTTTTTCTGGTTTTGGTGGCATGGGCAGGAGTTGCCCTCACCCCCGCGGTCTCCGTTTCAGCCTCACTTGTCAATTGTGAGGCGTTGGACTCCTGGCGCTTGGATTCGTCTGATTCGATGAAGGGCCCGGGTGACGGATCGAGCCTGTCAGCCGCATACTGCGTGCAAGTAACCGATCGAGGTGCTAGCTTGCAGTTTGTCAGTGTCAATCTGCCGTCTGCTATTTCCACAGTCGATGTGGTCGTAGCGCAGATGGGATATCCATTCAGTTTGTCAGCTCCAGCTAGCTATCTTGAAGCAGTTGAGATGACAGGTATCCCGGTAAGACACCCTCGTTCTCGCGGAGTGACACCCGCTATCGACTTCTTTGGCGTGCCACAGGCACATCAGGACGAGGAGAAATACCAAAGCGAAACCGACTCTGAGGACGAGCCATGCGGTCCGCAAACGCATACTCGCACGACGAGGAGGCGGAGGCACTGAGGTCAACGACCAAGCCGTAAGGCATCTACCAGGGTCACACCTGCAACCAGCACAGCCCAATGGGCAAATCTCGCCGAGCAAAGCCAAGTAGGCTAATGCAAAC